CGGCGAGGGCAAGGTGGTCGTCACGTCGTCAAGCAATGACGTCGCTTTCGAAGTCGGCACGGTAACCATCTACAGCCGACTCGTCGAAGGGCGATTCCCGAACTATCGCCAAGTCATCCCGCAGAACCCCGCGCACAAAGTCGAGATCCCATGCGGGCAGCTTTACCGGGCAGTTCGCCAAGCGGCAATCATGGCCAGCGAGGAAAGTGTCGGCGTCGTGTGCGAGTTCTCGCACGGAAAGCTCACCTTGCAAAGCAACTCGGCCGGCGCTGGCCGGTCAAAGGTTGAAGTGCCGATCGAGTTTAGCGGCGGCAATGTCCGCATCAGCTTCTCGCCGAAGTTCCTCACCGACATGCTCAAGGTGCATGACGGTGAGGCAGTTGTCTCGATCATGTTCACCGACGAAAAGCTGCCGACTGCGTTCCTGGTCGACGAATCTTACCTCTATGTCATCGCGACGTTGGCAGGGGCTGGAAGCTGATATCGGCGGCGGGTGTGGAGACGAGTGCGGTTTGCGGGAGGAATCGAATGCGCAAGGAAGTAATCGATCACGACGACGTCGATCGAGAGGCGGGCGGAATGACCTACATGAACGAAATCGAGCCCTTCGCCGCCGAGTGGATTCACAACCTGTACCCCGACGCGACGGTGGACACGCGGAGTATCACGGATGTTCAAGCAGCCGATGTTCGAGATTTTCGACGAGCCCATTTCTTCGCCGGCGTTGCGGGATGGGAGCTTGCCTTGCAGCTCGCCGGATGGCCGGGCGATTGGCCGATCTGGTCGGGATCTTGTCCCTGTCAGCCCTTCTCGGCAGCCGGCAAACGGCAAGGGGTCGAAGACGAGCGGCATCTGTGGCCCGAGTTCTTCCGTCTCATCAACGCTGTCCGACCGCCTTGCGTCATCGGTGAGCAGGTTGCTGGCCGAGGCGGGCTTGAATGGTGGGATGGAGTATCGGCAGACCTGGAAGCGGCAGGTTACACCTGCGGGGCGATCAATCTGGGCGCACACAGCGTCGGGGCACCGCACATCAGACAAAGGCTGTTCTGGGTGGCCGACGCCGGCGGCGAACGAGTTCGAGTGCAACAACCCCGACAAGACGTTAGCGCGAAGGAAAGAGTGCAAAGAGAGAACCGGGAACGGCAACGGGTTCGGGCTCACTCTGGGACAGATTGTTCACACAACCGGCTGGAACACGCCCCGAGCGACGGACGGCAGCAACGGCGGCCCGAACCAAGCCGGGGGAGCGTTGCCGGCGGATGCGGCGTTGGCGCTTTCGGAAATGGCCCTTGGAGCGACTACCGCCTCGTCCCCTGCCTCGACGGCAAGACGCGGCGTGTTGGACGCGGCGTTCAGCCGTTGGCTCATGGGATTCCCCGAGAACTGGGACCGCTCATCGCCCGGCTGGGAAAGTTGGGAGTTGATCCAAAAGACGCTCGCCGGATCATCCGAGACGCCCGGCGGAATCGCGTCGGTCGATTGAGGGGATACGGCAACGCCATCGTGCCGCAGCTAGCGGCGGTGTTTCTGCGGGCGGTGATGGAGGAAATTGGGAGATGATTCCTGAATCCATGAAGGATTTGAAAAAAGCGATTCAACCGATCTGTGTGGACTTGTTCTGCGGAGCCGGAGGGCTTTCAGAAGGTCTCCGACAAGCTGGTTTTCGCACACCTCTCGCCGTCGATTTTGACGAGCACAGTCTAAAGACCTATAAGGCAAATCACCCCGAAACGGAAACGCTCTGCGAAGACGTCACCCTCCTCCCTGCCTCAAAAATCCTTGAAGCATGCGGTGGTCAGGAGCTTGATCTCTTGACGGGCGGACCGAGTTGCCAGGGCTACAGCACCCACGGCAAGCGGAAAGAGGACGACCCTCGCAATTTCCTCTTCGAGCACTTCGTTCGTCTGGTCGGTGAAGTGCAGCCGAAATGGGTGATGATGGAAAACGTCCCTGGCTTGCTGACGTTTCGCGGCGGGCATTTCAAACGGCTTATCTACCAGGCGTTTGATGAGATCGGTTACAAGGTCGAGGCGAAAGTAATGGTCGCCGCTGACTACGGAGTGCCTCAGCTTCGACGCCGAATCTTCTTCCTTGCCACGCGGACCGGTGTGCCCATCAGCTTCCCGGAACCGACGCACGGTGAGGCGGGACTTTTCGACGTTCAACCGCACGTGACAGTGGAAGAAGCGATTGGCGATTTGCCCTTGATGAAGGGAGAACTCCGCCGTGATGGCTGGGAGTACCTGCATCCACCGTCGTGCTCATATCAAAAGTATGTTCGTTCCAATTGCAAACAATTGACCATGCATCAAGCGAACGGGGTTTCAGAACAAGCAAGCAAAGTCGTCCCCTTTGTCAAGGAGGGTTTCGGACTTCGTAGCGTTCCGACCGAACATCTTCCCGACCGCTTCAAGAAGATGAGACGCATCAACTCCGGGGAACTCCGCCAGGACTGCACTACGCTGTACCACCGCCTTGCGAGAAACAAGCCCGCGTACACGATCACATGCTATTTCCGCAACGTGGCGTCAGGGCCGTTCATCCATCCTCTTGAAGATCGAAGTCTCTCCTACCGTGAAGCAGCCCGCCTCATGTCCTTTCAGGATCGCTATCAATTCCATGGAGTGAGTATCGCTCGCCAGATCGGCAACGCTGTCCCCCCTCTGCTGGCGAAAGTCTTCGGAAAGCACCTGTGTCGTCTCTTGAACATACAGACTTTCAAACAGCGAGTCGAGAAGATCGACAAGCATTTGGGGGAAGAACAATGACAAACGAAGCGAAGCAAGAGGAGAGGGACCGCTGCCGCAAGGAAATTGACGATGCATTCGACGAATTGCGACGAGAGGTCATTTCGGTGCTGTCAATCATGGACGGCCTCGCGGGTTTCGGGGTATTCAGCAGCGATGGCGACGAGGGCAGTTTCCGCCGATGCCGCGATCGGTTGCGAAAGGCGGTTGACCAATGACAACAACAACAACCTGCCCGATCTGCCTGCGCGACGACCTGCGGCAGACGCGAACCGGCAAGCTGCCAGGCCACGGCAACGGACCATGTCCAGGATCAGGCCGCACGCTTTCGGAGATCGTCCGCGGCCTCGAAGCGGCCAACAAAACGCTGTTGCACCGAATTCGCGTGTTGGCGCGGCAGAACGACCGAATGCGTCGGCATGCGGAGATCATCAAGCGGTCGGCGCTGGGGATGACGCGGATTTCGTCGGCGACGAAGCGGGGGAAGGTGTGAGCGTCTTTTTCAACGAACACGACCCGTTCGCCGCCGATTGGCTGCGGAACCTTTACCCGTCCGCGACTGTGGACGACAGGAGTATCACGGATGTTTCTCCAGCCGATGTTGCCGGGTTTCGACGATGCCACTTCTTCGCCGGCGTTGCAGGATGGGAACTCGCCCTCGAACTCGCCGGATGGCCCGACGAATGGCCCGTCTGGACGGGTAGTTGCCCGTGCCAACCGTTCTCGGCAGCCGGCAAGCGGAAGGGGGTCGAAGACGAACGGCACCTGTGGCCCGAGTTCTTCCGGCTCATCGACGCCGTCCGACCGCCTTGCGTCATCGGTGAGCAGGTTGCTGGCCGAGGCGGGCTTGAATGGTGGGATGGAGTATCGGCAGACCTGGAAGCGGCAGGCTACACCTGCGGGGCGGTCAATCTGGGCGCACATAGCGTCGGGGCGCCGCACATCAGGCAGCGATTGTTCTGGGTGGCCTACGCCGGTGGCGAACGAGTTCGAGTGCAAAGACCCGGGCAAGACGTTAGCGCGAAGGAAAGAGTGCAAAGAGAGAACCGGGAACGGCAACGGGTTCGGGCTCACTCTGGGGCAGATTGTTCACACAACCGGCCCGAACCAAGCCGGGGGAGCGTTGCCGGCGGATGCGGCGATGGCGGGGTGGGCAACACCCATGGCAGCGACGCCGGGGGCCGGCAACTGCGACTACAGCCGGTCAGTGGAAGCGGCAATGGGGCTGCGGCCGGGGAAGAACGAACCGCTGACGGGGTGGCCGGCCACGACAAAAACCGACGCGGAGCGGCATCCGAGCCCAGGAGGATTCACAACCAAAAACATCACGCTCAATCATGCGGTCCTTGGAGCGACTACCGCCTCGTCCCCTGCCTCGACGGAAAGACGCGGCGTGTTGGACGCGGCGTTCAGCCGTTGGCTCATGGGATTCCCCGAGAACTGGGACCGCTCATCGCCCGGCTGGGAAAGTTGGGAGTTGATCCAAAAGACGCTAAGCGAATGATCCGCGAGGCGCGGCGGAATCGGGTGGGGCGGTTGAGTGGATACGGCAATGCCATCGTGCCGCACGTCGCGGCGGTGTTTCTGCGGGCGGTGATGGAGGAGATTCGGGCGAGAAGTGAAAACCAAACCCTAAAAGGAGAACGAAATGTATAGCGTCGATTTCCAGATCATCGGCACGATGCCGCTACTCATGCACTCGGACGACGATGAGCGGCGCGTTATCGGGCGATGTTTGAAGGCGCAACGGAAAACGACGCAGACGTTGCCGCAGAGGAAGGTTGCGGTGTGAGGCTTGCCCACCCGGCATGGCGTGGCTGGGCGAACTGAGGGAGTGAGCGATGAAGATGTACGTTCTTTACGACAGTCGAGCTAGAACAGGCGACCCCGACAAAGCGAGCGTCCTGGATACCGCGAGAAGCGAAGACCAATGCCGTCGACGAGTGAAGTTCGGCGGGGCGGTGTGGTTCGAGTACGACAAGGAACGTGACGGAGAGTTGATCAACCCGCGAATTCGGGAAGACCTTTGAGGGAGAAGCGAAGATGAAAGGAGAAGAAGAATGGATGAAGTCGAGTTGAACCATTGCCCAAAATGCGGATTGCCGCGATCCGGTCCAGACTGGCTCAGTCAGCTTCTTTACCCGTCGCGTTTCGGTCCAGACCTATGCTGGTCGCTGCAACTGCGAGATGCGTTCATTCAGACCGACAAGTGTAGGGAGCGAGAGGCGGCGCGCCAACGGCCAGCCGGAGACCAACCCGCATTGAACAACCCGCAAGGAGGTTTACCATGAACACAATGTCCAGCCTTGAACGATACCGCCGCGACATGGAAGCCGCCATCGAAAACGCCGCCAGGCGCGCGCCGGAAATTGACGCCATCCCCGAAGCGGTCTTGTGCGACGAATGCCAGACCTTTCGCACAGTCAACGCCAGCCGCACATGCGGTCTGTGTTGCCGCTTCCCCCTCTGGCAAGCGGCAACAGCCGCAGACAAAATCAGAACGGCAGCAGCGGCATCGTCCGCTTCGTGCCCAAATCCGGTTTCGCGTCGCCAGATTGAAAGAGGGGCAGCCCGTAGGCGAATCGAGAAATCAACACGGCGAGTTTGCCAGCTGATCCCGGTGCGTGCTCAGTCGGCAACGCCGCGTGATCCAGAGGCATCAACGGATCGTCTTGATGCTCGATCACGGCCCGAGGACGGCCGCGAGACTCCTGACCAACGCACGCCGAGCACCGAGGCCGGCCCTCTACCCGCACAACCTGATGCCGCAGCCCCAGCGACACAACCGCGTGACGGTAACGTAGCGTATCGCGAAGACACACCGCCGGCCGATCACAGACTGAGCACACCGACAACCGCAGCCGCGGCACAATCGACGCCCCACGAGCCATTGAGCACGCTCCTTCCTGGATGTGAATCGCCCCACGGTCAATATTACCAAAAGTTATGACCTTGTCACTACCATGAGCGAAAGTAATACTAGCATCGGGGGTTCTGGGGGAGATCGTGAAGGGGGCGGCATGGTCGGAGAAAACTCACCAGTGGAGCCTGACCAATGCACCTGACCATCACGCACCACAGCACTTATGGAGGCCAATCATGAAGACTCTGACCCTCGAAGAACAGGCTACAAATGCCGCGACCTTGCACCATATCGGCATGGTCCAATCGCTGATCCACAAGTTCGTCAAAGAACTGCTCGACCGGGCGGACGTGCACGACCAATCGAAACTTGCAAGCCCGGAAGTCGAGTTATTTGCCGAGTGGACCCCGAAACTCGCGGGCAGTACTTACGGATCGGCCGAGTACGAAAGTTTTCGCAAAGCGTTGGGGCCGGCCTTGGACCATCACTACGCGAAGAACCGGCACCATCCCGAACATTTCAAGAACGGCATCGACGACATGAGCCTGGTCGATATTGTCGAGATGTTTTGCGACTGGAAGGCCGCGACGATGCGACACAACGACGGGAATCTTCGCAAGAGCATTTCGCACAACGCGAACAGGTTTGGGATGTCGCCACAACTCGTCAAAATCCTTGAGAACACCGTGGATACAGTTGGGGAATAGTCAAAATGATCCGACGTCGACCGCCTCGCCCCGGAGGTGAAAAAATGAAGCCAGAAGAGAAGGCGGTGAAAGCAATCGAGTCCGATCCTCCGCGACTCCGAGGTTTTGACTATTTCGCGGCGTACCTGGCCAACGAAATTGGGAAAGACCTGTTCTGAAACTTGCCGGTGCCGAAACATCATCACCGTGGCGGGGGCGATGATGAGGCCCAGCAATGCAACTCGGCGACGGCGACCTGCATCCCGGCAAGGCGAATATGCGCCTCATCCGCCGGGCAATCAAAAACGGATGGAACGTCCCGGAAGAGTACAAAGCCGCCGTCGTCGAGCAGATGGCGAAGGTCGCCACGGAATCGGACGATGAGCGGAACCGGATCGCGGCGTCGAAAGTGCTCGTGGCGGCGGATTCGGTCGATGCGCGGTTCCAGCAAGCGTCGGACAAGCCGGATCATCCGTCTACGGTGGTGAACGTCACGACGGCCGTTCAGGTCGCCAATTATGTCGAGCCGACTTCCAACGCAAGACGAATTGAAGAGGCTTTGGCCCTACTTGACAGTGCCAGAGCGAGAGCGCTGGCTGAGCCTGATGGGGCCAAGAACGACGAAGTACATGGAGACTCAGCAGCCGACGTCCCGCCAGAGACAATTCCTATCGATGGATTGTCTTGAAGCGTTCTACGGCGGGGCGGCGGGGGGCGGGAAGTCGTCCGCGTTGCTCATGGCGGCGCTGCAATTCGTCGACATCCCCAATTACGCGGCCGTGATCTTTCGGCAAAGCTACACGGATCTCGCCTTGCCCGGAGCGCTGATGGATCGGGCTTTCGACTGGCTTCTCGGAACTGATGCCAAATGGTCGGCCCAGGAGAAGCGATGGACGTTTCCCAGCGGGGCAACGCTGTCATTCGGCTACATCGAGTCGGAAAACGATAAGTACCGATACCGCTCGTCCGAGTTTCAGTTTATCGGCTTCGACGAGTTGACCAACTTCACAGAAACGCAATATCGGTTCTTGTTTTCTCGCTTGCGGCGAGTGCAGGACATTGACGTCCCGCTGCGAATGCGATCCGCCAGCAATCCAGGCGGTGTCGGGCACGATTGGGTCAAGGATCGGTTCGTCGGGTCGCCAGACCATCCTCCGGAAATCGAGGGCGTCTACGTCCCGGCGACGCTCAACGACAATCCCCATCTCGACCGCGAAGAATACACGCGCAGCCTGATGAACCTTGACCCGGTGACGCGGGCCCAGCTGTTGGGCGGCGACTGGGAAGCTTACGAAGGCGGCATGTTTCAGCGGGAGTGGTTCGAGATCGTCGATGCGCCTCCGGTTGGCTGCCAATGGTGCCGCTCGTGGGACAAGGGCGGGACGGCTGGCGGCGGAGATCCGACGGCGGGCGTCAATATCGGCAAGTCGCCGAACGGCATCTACTACATCGAGGATGTTGTCCACGGCCAATGGGGGAGTTTCGAACGAGAGTCGATCATCAAGCAGACGACAATCGCCGACGCCGAGCGGCTTGGAGAGCGAAACTATCAAGTCCTCCTTGAGCAAGAGGGCGGTTCTGGCGGCAAGCACTCCGCCGAAATAACCGTGAAGGATCTTGCCGGCTACAAGGTAAGCGCCGAACGGTCGACGGGAGACAAATCCGTCCGCGCCGGCCCGCTGGCATCTCAGGCGCAGGCCGGCAACGTGAAGCTTGTGAGGGGAAAGTGGAACAGGGCTTTTCTGGACGAATTGTGCCTGTTTCCCCACGGCTCGCACGACGACCAGGTCGACGCCGCGGCATCAGGCTTCAACCGGCTGGCTTTGCATGTTCCGAAGCGGCTGGCGGTGTGGTAGGCTTTGGGGGAGAAAAGGAAGGCCGGAAGCCGTGGAGGAGCCGAATGGCTGGCGAAATCACGATTGAGAGAACGATTCCGCTTACCTCTACCGGGTGGGGCAGGTGTGACACGATCGTCAAGACGGCCGACATGGATGCAGCGTGGTCCGTGTTCAAGGCGTGCGAGAACGTGATGCTTAAGATAGTCGACAGAGCCGCGAAGGCGGGTGGCAACTGCTCGGGGTTCACGGTCGGCGAAATGAGCATCAAGAGCATCAAGGCGGCGGACTCTGTTCATGCCGACGTTGCCAGCGTTGACGTCATCATCACGACCTACGACAAGGAAACGACCAACGCCGTTTTGGATGCGTGCCGGGATGCTTTTGGGGATTCGGCGGCAAAAATCGTCCTTTTCGATGTTGATCGATGTCATTCGCTGTCCGCCTCCTTGAAGATGCGACGCGAGTCCGATTTTCGGAACCGATTGATCAACATTGCCCTGGTTGCAATTATCGGCATTGTCGCGATCGTGGCTTGCGGGGCGGCGGTTGAAATCGTGCACGAATTGTCGGCTGGCAACATCGCTGCCCAGGAGGCCCCATGACAACCACAGGAATGATCCGCAAAGCGGCGTCCCGACCGGAAGCGCACTCGCACGACGTGCGAGTGACGAGTGACGACATTCGCCCAAGCCATCCCGGTCAATGCTTCTGGTGCGGCGGCGGTCGCGGCGATCGCCATGCCCCAGAATGCGCTACTGTGGTGTCGCTGGTCGAGTACGACGTGATGGCGCAGTGTGAGCCGCTGTCGAACTTGTGGCGAAAAGTCGGCGAACTCAAGGCTTACGAGCCGGCGTCATGGACGGATGCCACTTGCGAATCGTATCGCGACAAGTATCACCACTTGGACGGGGTCGTATTCACCGAACCAGTCTTCTGCCTCAATCGGCCGCTCCGATTCGTGGTGAGGGCTCGTGAGGCAGTGACCTTGTCTGCATGGAGCGCATGGGGCCCATGGTGGCGGCTTGTTCGTCGATCGTGGTCTGGAGTGCCTGGATATGATCCACGAAACCCTTAAACAAGTCGCCGACGCCATTGTCGCCGGAATGGCGGTCATGATCCTGGCCGTCATCATTCCCGCAGCAATCGGCTGGTGCATCGGCGTGCCTTTGGCGATTGTCGTGTGGCTGGTGCGTATGGCGTTGTGAGCGTCAATCCCTCATCACCGTGGCAGGGGGTGAGGGAGATTCGACGTGCAACTGACCCGATCCCTTTTCGGATTCCTTGGCGGCATCGTCAAGGCTCGCCGCGACCGCGTTATCGACGTGATGCCGGCATGGTCTGGCGCGACGACCGCCGCCCTCAACAATTCATGGCAGCGAATCGAGCAGGTCAATCATTTCCGCGGCTGGAATTACGTCGCGATCAAAGCCATCGCGGAGGAAGTCGGCGGATTCCAGCCGATTGTCGCCAAGCGCCACGCAGCCGCCGACGTGCGATCAGCCTACCGAAAGGCTCTCGCCAGCGGCCGTGATCGTCGAGATGTCAACGCCGAATTTCAGAGCCGTTTTCTGACGGCCAACGCACGGCGAAAAGCGTTGACCAACATCAGGTCCGACGACACCCTCGAACAGGTCAGCCAGGACCATCCGCTCTACCGAATCCTGCTCAACCCGAACGGCCCGGATGTCGCCTGGACTTTCTGGTACAAGGTCATGATGTACCTGGAACTAACCGGGGCGGCGTACATGTGGGCTCCGCCGGCGAAAATCAACGTCGATGACCGGCCGAGTCAGCTTTGGGTTCTGCCGTCGCAGTGGGTGTACGAAATCCCCGGCAAAGACCAGCTAATCGGCGAGTACGAAATTCGGCCGACGAACAGTGTCATGGTCGACGCTGTGGGCGCGTTCGGAGCAGGCTGGTTCCCTGGCGCGGGCGGCATCGAGCGGCGGCCGGCATCGGAAATCATCAAGATTGCGTATCCGTCGCCGTTCTCGATCATCGACGGCTATTCTCCGGTCGGTGCAATCGGCGCATGGATCGACGTCAGCAACAACATCGACCGCAGCCGCGTCCAAACGTTCGCCAACGGAGCATTCCCCGGCGTGGCGCTGGAAATGGACAAGGACGTTGCCAACCCCGACCAGGAGGAGATCGCCCGCGTCAAATCTCGATTCCGGGAGGCGTACCAAGGCGTGCGCAACACCGGCGAAGTGGTTGTGCTGTCGCCTGGCATTCGCGTTGTCCCGTTTTCGCGAACGAATGTCGAAATGGACTACGCCGCGTCAGCCGATCAGGTCCGCGGTTCTCTGATGTCGGCTCATCGCGTGCCGCAATCCATCGCCGGCCTGGTGGAACAATCGACCTACGCAAACGCCGACGCGAGCCGAGCCAATTTTTACGGATCGTGCCTCAAGCCGAAATTGACTCTAGCCGGCCAAGTGCTGACGGAAAAGCTGGCGAAACGGTACAACGACGACCTTGTGATTTACTGGGACGATCCGACTCCCAACGACCCGGAAATGCGTCTGCGAAAATACGAAACGATGCACCGAAACTCCGTCGTCACGCCGAACGAGTGGCGACAGGCTGAGGGCTTCGAGCCGTGGGAGCACGGTGGAGACGATCCGGTCGGGAACCCGATGTCGGCGCAGCCGCTTGGATGGGCGACGGGGGAACAGCCAATGGACCAGATGCAGCAACTGATGGGCGGCGGTGGCATGGGCGGCGGAATGGGCGATGGCGGAGGAATGGGCGGCGAGCAAACCGGCGACGCCGGCGATATCGCGGACATTTTTGGAGGCGGGATGCAATGAGCGAGCTTTTGGAATCTCCGCTTTACCGCCGCATAGACGCCAGCGTCGAGACGGTCGACCTACCCGAAGAGGCGAAAGCCGAACTCGAATCCATCGCCGGCGGGGACTCGAAAAACGCCGCCCAGGCGATCATGCAGGCCCGCCTGCGTCGAGAGCGGCACAAGGTTCCCCACGCCGTCGCGAAGGCGATCGAGGACATCAAGGCCGGCCATTCGGTGATCCTGTTCACGTCGAGCGTCAACCCTGGCGGCAACGACGAGGCGGGCGTGGTCGACTTGCTGCGCCAGGAATTCGCCAAAAACGGCATCAGCGACGTCGTCGAATATCACAGCGGATCGTCGGCCGACAAAGACGCGGTGCAACAGTTCCAGAGCGGAAAGGCTCGCGTGTTCATCACCACAATCCCGTCGGGCTCGACCGGCATCAACCTGGACGACACGGTAGGCGATCGGCCACGGTCGACGATTGTCATGACGCCGCCCTGGACGGCTCTTGAAAACCTTCAGATTCCCGGCCGGACGCTGCGATTGACGACCAAAAGCCGATCAAAGATTCGTTACCTCTTCTCGAACACGAAGGTTGACATGCACAACTACAAGCTGCTGTCGAACAAGATGAAAACCATGCGATCCGTCGTCGAGGGCGAGACGCACAAACTGGACCTGCCGACGCCGAAATCCATCCGCCGCGGACTTCTGGCGTCTCCGATCTACGCCCGTGCGGCAGTTGTCAAGGATTCCTTGACAACTCGTTTCGTCGCCAAATCGCTCGGCGATCGCGCCGCACAGCCGGACGACGGCGGCGAGCAAGAGAGGATCGATCTCATCGCCGACATCCTGGGGCACTGGTACGATGAAGCTGACCCGCCGATGTCGCGAAAGTCGCTCGCCGTTTACGTCGTCAAGGCCACGGCACGCAAGGATGGCGAGACGTGGGAGACTTCGGGGCGGTTCTACAAGCGGCAGGGCGGGCGAACTTTCCGCATCGCCAACCCGAACGCCGGCGCGGCGACAACCAAGCCGCAGTCGGCCCAGAAGCAACAGGCAGCCGGGGCGAAGAAGCCGGCTGCGCCGAAGCGTGCCGACAGCCAGCAGCAAGCCCGGCAGGCGGCAACGGCAATCCTCAAGACCCCCAGGGCCAGCGACTCGGAACAGGCGAGGGCGACAGCGCAGGAACTTATCGGGCATCTGTCGAAAATGACGATTCCGCAACTCAAGGAACTGAAAACCGAACTCGGCATCAAGGGGGCGAATCCGAAGTTGAAGGCGCAGATTGTCGAGCAGATTCGCGGACATCAGGAGTTGGCGGCCACTGCCGAGCCGGCGGTCGCGCCTGCCGAGAAGCCAGCGCCCAGCCCATCGCCATCGCCGCCGTTGTCCGCCGAAGAATTCCGCGGCGAGTTCGCGCGGGCGATGAAGCGGGTCGAGTCGAGGTCCAGCCGGCCAAACTTCGTGTCGCTGGTGGATCTGCGGAAGGAGTTGCCCAATATCTCGCGCGAGGATTTTGACCGCCACCTGTATCAACTCCGCCGATCCGGTCTGTACACGACGACGGGAGCCGAGGGACGGGGCGGGTTGAAGCCCGAAGAGCGTGAAGCCGGCATCGTCGAAGATGGCGTGCTTCAGCTATTCCTTTCGCGGCGCCGAGACGGTGACGGCGGCTACCCAGCCGAGAACGACCATTTGATGCCGCCGCCCAAGCCGGCTCCCGCGAAGACGGCCCGGTCGCAAGAGGACCAGATGCGGCCAGCGGCGCCAGCAAAACTCGGCACGTTCGGAAGCCGGCCAGCGAAACCGGCGACGCAACCCAAGCCGCAAGCCAAGCCGCAATCGTCGGCAAGCGACAACACCGACATGGACGCGATCGGGGTCGCCTACAAGGATCTCGGCTATCTCCGCGAGTACGACAACGGGTTGATTCCGCTGCCTCGGCTCTACGACCAGGTGCGGTTCGACGACAACGGTAACCCTCGCCCCGGATTCACGCCCGAGCGATTCCAAAAACTCGTCCGCAAAATGCGAGACAGCGGCCAGATTCAACTCCAGGTCATCAATGAGCCTCACCTGATGGACGATCCGCACGGCGTCACCGTTAAGGACGGGGATGATAATATGTATTTCATGTTCAAGCCGGCGCAACCCAAGCCGCAATCGGACACATGACCAACGCCAAATACATCACCGTTCCCGGCCATAGCCAGCAACTCCCGACTGGCCACTTTCTCGCCCGCGGCCTGCATCCGGCGTTGTCGTCCCTTCTCCAGGTCGCGGCGGGCCAAATTCACGCGTGGCGCCCCGTCGATCTCAACGCCCACATGACGGCCCTTGCTGCCGGGTTCGTCGATGTCATCTGGCACTACTATCGCGACGGCATGCGGCATCGGGCACGAGACATCCTTGCGGCGATCAGTCGCGCCAAGGGCGGTCGATTGCCTCTGGTCCGAAAAAACATCTCGCTCGGCATTCAGGGCATGGACGCGGCGTTCGACCTGTCGCGGCCGGAGGTCGTCGAATCCATCCGCCGAGCGGCGTTCGACCTGGCTCAATCAACGCTACAGACCGCGACCATGCACGCGACGGAAGCAGCAAATGCGGCAAGAAACGCTGTCGCGGAGGGAGTGGGGGCAGGCGATGCCACGCGAGACCTGAATCGGCGTCTGTTCCAGATTTTTGCCGACCCGGCGAAGGCTGCCCGCATTGCTCAGACGGAGGCGAGTCGCGGTTTTCACGCCGGGGCGATGGAAGCGGCGCGGGCGTCTCGCGTCGTTCGCGGCCTGCGGTGGCTCGCGTCGTCGGATGCGTGCGACATCTGCCGCGGGCTCAACGGAAAAGAAGTAGGCATCGGCGAAGCGTTCGCGAAGATCGGCAAGCCTGGGCCGTATCAGATGATCTACCACCCGCCGGCTCATCCGCATTGTTTAACTGGAGAAACGGCCATACAAGTCTCTGGGGCGGTCGGTGCCTTCAAGGCGTTTTACCGTGGCCCCCGTGTTCGGATCGTATTGGCCAGCGGGGATAGCCTCACCTGTACCCCAAATCACATGTTCCTTACCGTCGAAGGGTTCGCCTTTGCATCGTCGCTGGTGAAGGGAGATGACATAATCGCGTGCCCCGACGCCGAGCGGCTTATCCTTGACGGACCAAATAATTACCGGAAGCCAACCCGAATCGATCAAGTAGTCGGTTCGTTCTCGGAATCTCGCGGAGTGCTTCGGCGAGTTGTGCCAGTTGCCCCCGAATACCTCCACGGCGACGCGGCTTTCTGTGAGGGCAACATCGATGTTGTACATGCCAACGGCCTTGGTCGAAACGAAATCGATCCCCGCGGCGGTCAATTCGTCTCCGAGCCAGACTTCCAGGGTGCTGCGGTTGGCCTTGGTTCGCTCATTGGACGCAGCACGCTTGATGCGCTCTTCGATAGAGTGCTTTCGGCCACGGGCCGCTTCGTTGGCCGCAGCCGTGAATCGCTTGCGGTCCTCTTTGCTCATCGTCGCGTATCGCTTGGAAAGGACGCTAGCCATCGTTTCCGTGATGCCGCGAATGCGGACTGCTCTCTCCCGGAGGCATCGGTAAATGACCTGTCGCGACACGCCGAAAATCTTCGCCAACTCGTTGTTGCTAGTTCCGGCCTCATAACGACGAACAAGATCGTCGACATCCAATTCGACCCTGGCGGCCATGTCATCCCCGTATACGACATACAGACACAAAGTTCTCTGTATATTGTATCTGGTGGACTAGTTTCGAGCAACTGCTTCTGCACGACAACGTCGGTGATTTCATCGGCGGACATTGACGATCGGGCAATGGCGGTCTTGCAAACTATGGCGTTTGGGCCAGCGTCGACGTCGACGGGAGTTGACATCGGCCTGACGTTCGGGCGAAGGACGTGAAGTCGAGTTGAACAGCGGCACAAAAATGGTAGCGTCGTTGCCATGGCATCCGCCGTCATCAAAGAGCTGCGCCGCCGCAATCGGAAGGACTTCGGTCCCGCCGCACTTCTTGCCGCCCCCCTCGGCAGCGACGGCGCGGTCTCTTTCACTTCGCCGCAGGCCCTAGCCGTCCCCGGAAGCATCTCCGATCAAGACGTCTGCGCGTCGTTCGTTGTCGTCAGCCGCACAGAGGACCGCGAAGGCGACGTCATCGAGCCAAATGGGTGTATGCCCCACTTGGCCGATTACAAGCGAAACCCGGTCGTTCTCTACGAGCACGACGCCAAGCTCGGCGCGGTCGGGCGCAGTTCGCATCCGCAAAAAGGGTTCTTTTTCGACGTCCATGACGACAAGATTGTCGCCAAGTGCTTTTTCCACCTGCAACCGTTCCACGGCGAAAACCTGTCGGCTGAGTGCTGGGAACTGGTTCGCCGAGGATTCCTGCTCGGCGCTTCTATCGGCTTCCTGCCGGTCCAGTCGCATCGCCGGGCGAAGGGGTTGCATTTCTCCGAATGGCGGCCTACTGAATGGTCGTTGACGTTTCAGCCAGTCAACGCGGGCACGCTGAACGAAGATGTGTTGCGGATGTCCCTTTCAAACGGCATTATCAAGTCTCAAACCATGAAGCGCACGGCGAGCTTGATCCTGCCGCCGAAAAAAGTTTGGTCTCCGGGAGCGATGATCGACATGAGCAGCCTCAAGACCGCGGCAATCGAGTTCGACACCGAAGTCTACACCGAGTCGCAGGCCGAGCGATTCTTGCGAGCGAAGGGATACAGCAAGTCTTTCGTCGAGAAAACCGAACTCCCCGGATTGCTGATCTACGGATCGCCCGATTTTGAACTGCAAGCCGGCAGCCGCAAGTCGCTGGGCAAGGGCGTGGCGGCGCTGCTCGGCGTTCGGAAAGCGTATGGCGATGACGAGGATGAGGACACCGACGACGTGCCGGTCGACGAGACGCCCGACGAGATGGACATGCCGGTCGAGGAGCCATCCGAAGAGGTTCCCGCCGACGAAATCCCGGATGAAGACGTTCCGGTCGATGAGGATGTGCCGGTCGACGATGAGTCGGTGGACGACACGGCTACCGCGCAGGACCAGGTCAGATCGCTGCTCGACGTCATCAAGCACTTTGAAGCCCTTTTGGCGGAGATGCCGAATCTCAGCTTTCACCCCGAACTGTCGCCCGTTACCGAAAAACTCCGCAGCCAGGCCGAGCAGATCGTCGCCGAACTGACCGAGGCGTTCAAAACCTACCACGCCGACGACGCAATGGAACTTCTGAAGTCGGGCGGCATGGGTGACGACCAGGCGCCTCCGCCGCCCGTGGACGACATGCCGATGGACGAGCAGGTCGTCAATGACCCGGTCGACGACATGGATGAGGATGAAGTCCTCAAGGCTCTTCAGGCTGCCGGCGAACGGCTCAAGCCGGTCAAGAGCGGCATGGCGAAGCTTCGGAAGGCTTTTGGAGTCGTGGCGTGAAGCCGGAAATCGAACAGGCGTTGAACAAGGCTTTCGACGACGCTAAAGTCATGTCGTCACGGCCCGACGCCTACGGAAAATTTGGGGTCATTTGGGACGTCAAGCAAGGGCGCCCCATCTTGCTGAGGCCGATTATGGAGCCAACCGTGGCTCTCGACCGGCAAGAACGCGAAAGTTAAAAAGCCGAACCGACAACCACGCCGAGCGGCGCGACCGCAGGCGGGACGGCAAGGCAAATCAATCACCGGCGGACTTTCCAGCGACCGACAAACGGACCTGGGAAACACCTCATACGAGGTTTTTCCGGGTCCGCCCTGTTTTCACAGGGACGTCTCACCATGTCGAAGGAAGTTCTCACCGCTGTCAAGTCGCTGGCCGGCGACGTCGCGAACGTCTCCAAGCAGTTCGGCGAAGTCTCGGGCCGGATTGACAAAGTCGAAAAAGCCCTGTCGGCGCCAGATCACAATCGCGGCCGGCTTGCGGCCGAGCCGATCGACCACAAGCTCGCCAAGCAGGGCGGATTTCAAACGCCCCGCGAATACCTGACGGCTGTCCTTCAGGCCACCGTGTCCAATCGCGTCGATCCCCGCCTCAAGTCGCTGACCGTCAAAAAGGCGGTTGGGTCCGACGAGGCTTCCGGCGTCCAGGACGCTTACGGCGGCTACCTTCTCCCCATCGGGTTTTCCCCCGAAATCCTCAAGCTCGATCCGGAAGAGGACGTCATCGGCGCGTTGACCCGCAAAGTGCCGATGGACAAGGCCATCATCAAAATCCCGGCCCGCGTCGACAAGAACCACACCACGAGCGTTGCTGGCGGTCTTCGCTTCTATCGTCGCGAGGACACCACGGAAACCTCGTCGAGCCGCACCGAATACGAGCAAATCAGCCTTGAGGCTCACAACCTCATGGGCATCTCGTTCGCCACGGAGGAACTGCTTTACGATTCTCCGACGTCGTTCGCTACGCTCGTCGCCGACGGATTCAAGGATCAGTTGACCTATCACCTGATCAACGAGCGAATCAACGGCACGGGCATTGGCGAGTACCTCGGCGTCATGCGTTCGCCGGCTCTGGTCACGGTCGCGAAGGAAACCGGCCAGGCGGCCGACACCATCACCTATCAGAACGTCGTCAAAATGCGTTCGCGGTGCTGGGGCTACAAAGACGCGGTCTGGCTCGCCAACCACGACACGATGCCTCAGCTCATGTCGATCGCTCATCCGTCCGCGAGTGGCTCCTACATCCCGGCGTGGCAACCGTCGGCCCGCGACGATCACCCCGACATGTTTTTCGGTCGTCCGATTTACTTCACCGAGTACACGGCGACGCTCGGCGATGCTGGCGACATGCTCTGCGTCAACTGGCGAGAGTACCTTGAAGGCACCTATCAGCCGATGCAGACGGCCGAGTCGATCCATGTCCGCTTCGTCAATCACGAGCGGGCGTTCAAGTTCTGGACGCGTAACGCCGGCATGCCCTGGTGGCGTTCGGCGCTCACCCCGAAGAACAGCACCACCACGCTGAGCCCGTATGTCGCGCTCGGCGCCCGCTAACACCGCCCTATCACCGATTCTTCAAGGAGTCTGACAAATGGCGTCTGCCGTTACGACACAAAAACTGTTCGGTCGCAATTCCATCACCATGTACGACCACGATCCGGGCGGGACGTCGGCGACCATCTGTTCGCCCGACGGCGGCACCACGAAACGGGTGGCCGACCTGACCAACTACGAGAACTTCGCCGCCATCGCCATGACCAGCGTTTCGGCGTCGTCGTCCGGCATCACCAAGCTGGAAATCGTCGCGGCCGACGACTCGGCGATGAGCACGAATCTGACCGTTGTCAAGGATTCTGGCACGGTCGAGGCCGACGCTGTTGGCGACATTGTCGTCGCCGAATGCACGGCTGCCGAGGTGCGATCGCTGGGCACCAGCCTGCGATATGTCGCGGCTCGCCTGACCTGCTCGAACTCGGGCGATGAGGCGGTCGTCACTTACCTGCTCGCGAATCCCCGATTCGCCTACCAGGATTTGACCGCGAACCAGATCAGCTAAGGGTGATCCATGGCGAAAGAATCACCCACAAACAACCGAAACGCTCCGCGCGACCAACTGGCGGAGCGTATTTTCGAACGGCTCGTAGTCGACCCGAGGCACACGGCAACGAGGCCTGACGTGCTAGCGGAGCGAGCAGTGGAACTGGCGACGGAATTTTTCAAAGCGACCGAGGAGCGCTGACACCATGCCAACGAAAACGCACTTCCCCCGCGTGGGCGGCAACGAATGGTCGGAGTCTCTTTACCAGCCGAACCAGCCGACCGGCAATGTCCTGTACGTCCACCATTCCGGAACGGCGTCGGGGCCGGGATTTTCGCCGGAAACTCCCTTCTCCACGATCGACGCCGCAATCAATGCGGCCACGGCCAACAACGGGGACGTGATTTTCGTCCTTGAAGGGCACGCCGAAACAATCACCGGCGCCGCGGGTTTCGCGCTGGATGTCGCGGGCGTGTCGGTCATCGGGCTTGGGAACGGCGAAAATCGGCCGGTCATCACGTTCACGACGTCGACCGCCGCGACGGCCACCATCACCGGCGCGAACTGCGTCGTCCGAAACATCGTGTTCAAGAACGATGTCGACGGCCAGGTCGTCATGGTCCCCGTCACCGGGGCCGGCTCGGGGATCGACGGCTGCGAATTCCTCGAAGGGAGTTCGAAACAGTGGGCGATCGCTGTCGACCTCGGCGAAGACCGCACGTTCTGCACCAACAGCTATTTCAAGTCGGTCGCGACCGGGGCGGACTGTGCGATCAAGATCAGCGCCGCCAAGGACCGCATCCGGGTCGTCGGCAACGAGGTGTTCGGCGACTTCAACGACGCCTGCGTCCACAACCCGACATCGGCGGTCGCGACACGGCTTCTCATCGCCGACAACACGCTCACCAACCTGCAATCCGGCGACCACGCGATTGAGCTGGTGTCGGCCTGCACGGGCGTCATCAAGAGTAACGTCGTCAACAGCACGCTCGCCGCGGTCGGCACGCGAACGGCGATCGATCCTGGGGCGTGTTACTGCATCGAAAACTACGGTTCGGACGGCGTCGGCGACGTGTCCGGCGTCCTGAACCCGGCTGCCGACAGCTAAGGAGTGAGCCGTGCCGAATCAGATGGAGCGACGGCTCGCTTACGCCACGTCCCTGCACGACTCGGCGGCGCGAACCGCCACCGGAACGGGGTCGGCGACCACGATCAAAGATGCCGGCGCTGGCATCGCGTTTCAACTCGACCTGACCGCTGCGGCCACGGATTCGGGCGACACGCTCAACGTCTACGTCCAAACGACGCTGGACGGCACGAATTGGATCGACGTCGTGGCGTTCACGCAATGCCTCGGCAACGGCGGCGCCAAGCGGCACGTCGCAAAGATCAGCGGCACGGCGGCGGAAACGATGTTCGAAACGGGTTCGGCGTTGTCGGCTGGCAGCGTTCGCAACCTGATAGGCGATCAGTGGCGTGTTCGCTGGGCAATCACCGATGCATCCACGGCCAACGCGAGCTTCACGTTTTCCGTTACGGCCGTCCCGAATTAGAGGTGTCACCCCTGCCACGGTGTGACGGTGCGAGTCCGGGGGCGTGGGGCTCCCGGACTCCACCCGACTTAAGAGGGGTCAGACGTGCCTGTCGGGCTCGACTTTTTCAAGGACTACATCGGCGTCTCGGGATCGTCCGACGACGTCCAGCTTCAGCAATTCCTCGACGCTGCCTGGGCCACGTTCACGAATGAAATCGGCCGCGATCTCGACCAGCGGACCTACCCCGCAGCGTCCGACTACGCCCGCGGCGACAGCGGTTACTACTCCGGGAGCGGATCGCGGGCGATCTTCCTGAAAAATCGGCCGGTTATCGCGGACGGGCTGACGGTCTACCTCGACAACAGCGGACGGTTCGGCCAAAACCCTGACGGCGCTTTTGCGTCGGCGACGCTGCTCACCTACGGCACGGATTACGTTCTGAGGCTGGACGGTTGCCTTCCAGGAACAACGACGCCATGCAGCTACAGCGGCATGCTCGAGCGCGTCGGCACGGTCTGGCCAATGCGGTCGCAGTACACGCCTGGCCAACTTCTTTTGCAGCCGATTGAGGGGCTGGGGAACATCAAGGTTTCGTACATTGCCGGATTTCCGACGTTGCCGATGGACGTCCGGTCTGCGGTGTGCCAGTTGGCGGCCTACATCCGACGTTCAGCGGACAAGGGCGTCCCGGTCAATTCGGAATCTCTCGGCGGCTACTCGTATTCCGTCGGTCAGCAGTCGGCGAGCGGGGCAATTCCCGAACTCGGCGGCGTGCGGTCGACAATGCTGCGCTACAAGGGGGTTCACATATGAGCCTCCGCAGCATGTGCCGCAGCCGCGTTACGGTCCAAAGACAAACCGTCACGAAGGACGCCTCGGGCGGCATGGTGCAAACCTACGCCGACCTCTACACCGATCGCGCATGCGACATTCAGCCTGCCAGCGGGCGGGTTCGTGAGCAGTACATGCAGCAAAATTTGGCCGTGTCACACACGATCTATTTAGCGGACGCGATCACGATTTTGCCTGGCGACCGCCTTGTCAGCAACGGCCACACGTTCTTGTTTCAAGGACTGCGGCCCGCAGCTTTCGGTTACGACGTCTGGCCGACGATTGTCGACGTCGAGGAACAGGTGCGGTCATGAGTAACTTCCAGTGGAATCCGAGACTGTACAACGACGCGATTCGCGCCGCCGGCCGCGGCCTGGAAGCTGCGACCGTGTTCCTGGAAACAGCGATCAAGGAAACGCTGTCCGTGCCGGCGCCCCGCGTGCTTTTGACCGACAGGAAGGGCGGCCGGTATTACGTCGCCGGCTATCAGACCTACGACCCAGCTACCGCAAAAGCGTTCTTCCTGTGGCCTGGAGCGCCGCCGAGAAAGCTTCAGCCATCTCCCTACATGCAGGGGGCCAAGGTGCGATGGGCGTCGTCGTTCGTGTTCCCAAAGGGCGGCCACGGGGCGCCGAATAAGATCCGCGTTCACTATCAATCCGCGCCCGCGATCAAGGGCGACCCGCCGCGAAAACTCTCGGGCAAACTGCGAAGCTCGATCACGCATGAAATGCTGGAACCGATGAAGCTTTTCGAGGGCGGCGAGCAGCCAACAAAGGGCCGCGTGGGCGTCTACGGTCCACCGGGCGGCAAAGTCGGGAAGTACGCCAAGCGGCTTGAATTTGGTCCAGGGGGTCACGGATTCATCTTGCGAACCGCGAACAAATTCCGGGCGCAGATTGAGCGGATCGTAGACGGAGCTATCTGATGCCGGCAGCGACCATGACGCAGGCTGTGATTGCCAAATTCGACGCGTCGGACGTCGCGGACGAGTTTTCGGATTCCGATGGACTCTGGCTGGAAATGGTGAAAGAGCAGGTCAACCTGCCGTTCATCCGCTTCGAGCATGCGCCGGCGCGGTTTGAGTACACGACGGAACGCGATTACGAGGAGCAGGGCTCGTTCGGATTCACGATTTTTGCCCTGGGCGTCGCGGAGGTCGAGCGGCTGGCGCTGGCCGTCATGGCTGTGTTCGACGAGTGCATCATGACGCCGAATTCCAGTTTTTCGGTAACTGACGCCCATGTGACGCGGTGGTCGAAAGCCAGCTACCGCGTCGGCGTGGCGGCGCTCCGGCAAGAAGACAATGCGGTTGTTGGCCAGGCGGATTTTGAGTACGAATATAGCCTCCACCGGGAGCTTCCCGTGGGGGCTTGATCTTTCCTCACCACTTGGCAGGGGTGCGGGAGATCAAAAATGGCAGTTCTTTCGATCACGGCCGCGAACGTCCTTCCCAGCACGGACGCGACGAAGCAAACGGCACAATTCGGCGAAGCCGTCACGCAAGGTCAACCCGTCTACCGCAGCACCGCTGATAACAAGTGGTACAAGCTGCAATGCGACGGCACCGCGCTCCAGGCCGGCGAAGGCACCACGACCGGCATCGCCCTGTCGCCGTGCTCGGCGAATCAGTGGGGGGCCGTTCAAACCGGCGGCAGCATCACGATCGGCGCAACCGTGGTGGCCGGAACCGTGTACTACGCCAACGACGCCGCCGGCTCCATCGGCGAGTTTTCGGACCTGGGGTCGACGGATCGCGTTTTCATCGTCGGCTACGGCACATCGACGACCGTCATCAAGCTGCTTTTGACCTCCACCGGCGTCTCGGTCGCGTAAACGGCTCTCAATCTTCTTCTTCGCCTGGCAGGGGTGTAGGAGAAGTCACATGGCTTTTATCGCATACTCCGCGAAAAACGCGAAGGTTCGCATTGGGGCGACCGTCGTCGTCGCAAAGCAATGGGACGTCGAGCCGCAGGTCGATGAGCTTGACGTGACCAATTTTGAGGGCGGCGGCTACCACGAGGTCATCGGCGGCATCAAGAAGCTGACCGTCAACATTCAGCTCGACGACAACGGGCTGGAGAACATTTACGACGTGATTAAGCCGGGGGACGACGCGGCCTTGGTCAAGCTTTACCTGAACGACACAGCCGGCCCGTTCTGGTACATCCCTTATCTGTTCATCAGTCGCATGCCGCAGCGTGCCGACGTGAAAGCGGCGATGTCGGACACGATTCAGGGGACCGGCAACGGTAGCTGGTCCTATCCGACCGGGGCGGCGGTGTCCTGATGACGGAACTATCGCAAGCCCTGGGCCTGGAAGGAACGGTCGAGCACGGCGGAAAAACCTATCGACTCGGCCCGATCACCCTGGAAGTGATGGGGGCGTGGGAAGACTGGCTGGCCGGCGAAACGCTCGACCGATTGCTGCGGTTCGCCGCGCGGTCGGGTGGTTCGCGTGCGGAAGCGTTTGACTCAGTCGCGAAACTGTCCGCGGAAGGCGTCTTCGACTTCTTCGGCGAAACGAGTCAAAAGCGGCTGACGCAACTGAGCGGCCAGAAAAAGATTACCTATTTCCGCATCCTTCAGCATCACCCCGACATCGACTCGAAGACGGTCGCGGAGATTGTGGAAGCGGAGTGGGAAAAGCTGTTTCTGCTCGTGCAGAAGGATCTCGCGGCCCAACTGGCGCTCGACCCAAACGAGGGAAGCCCCGCGACGCCGGGGCCAAGCCAACACGAATCCGATGGCGATTCGTCATTGCCTCCATTGTCGACGCAACCGGATGGACAATCGCAACCATCCGCCGCCTGAGTTGGGCGCAGGTGGCCGGCATCATTTGGTACGAGAGAGACGAGGCTGGCAACGTGGCCATGCCGGCGCCGCCGAAGCGATCGGAAGAAGACAGGTTCCGCGACAAGTGGCGGGCGTGGGGCATGTCAGAGGAGCACATCGATCGCAAGTGGGCCGAGTTCCTTCAGATCGAGGGCTTCCGGTTCTCCTTGGAGCAGCAGCGAGTCGCCAAAGACGAGATCGAGCGGCGGGTCGCTGAGTACCAGTCGCAGGTGATTCGCGACCGAACCTGGGGGCGATGATGTCACGACTCGCACAACTTTTCATTGACATCAGCCTTCGCGGCGGCGGCAAGGTGGAGTTGGTCGCGCTGCGCGACGAGTTGCGTGCGTTCGATAAGGCTCTCGACAACAGCGCCAATCTCTATCAACGACAAACCATCGCCAAAATCGCCCAAATCCAGAAGATCGCCGGCAAGCGATACCAGATGGCGGAACTGGATCGCGCGACGTTCCAATCGTCGCGATTTCAAGATATGGCGATGGCCGATCGCTCGGCCACGGTTGCCGAAGAACGCGCCCAACTGGCGCGACAGACGGCGTATTCGCGGGCGGACCTGGATGCGGCGAGAAGCGCTGAGGGGGCCGAGCTTCAGCGGGAAAAGGCGAGGCAAGCGCAAACTCAGCAACGCGCCGACGTGGTTAAGCGTACCGATTACGCGGCCGAAGATCTGGCACTGGCAGCGACGTATGACAGCAAAAAACTACAGCGGGACATGACGCGTGCGGATCAACTCGCCGAACGAGCGGCCGTTACGAAACGGGCCCACTACGCCGATGCCGATCTTGAGCTGGCAAAAACGCCGCAGGGGGCCGAGCTTCAGCGGAATCGAGCGAAAGTCGACCAGACGTCCGAACGAGCGGCCGTTACGAAACAAATCGCCTACTCGAAAGCCCAGCTTGACCTGACGAACTCGATGGAGGGCAAGGAGCTTTCGCGGGCCAGAATCCAGCGGGACCGCATCGACAAACAGCGGATGGAGGTCGAGAACTGGCGGCGGATGGTCGCTGAGCAGGGCGTCGTCGGCGCGTCGCTGCAAAAGGTTCAGGATAAACTCGGCGGAATTTCTCAACTGACGTCGACGCTGTCGCTGGCCGGGGCCGCGGGCGGGGCGTTGTCTCTATTCGGCGCGGTCGGTTCGGCGTCGCCGGAAACGCTCAACACGTTGACGGGATCGTTTCGACTGCTCGGCGCCGAGATCGGGACTGTGTTTCTGCCGGCCGTGCTCGACGTCGCGCGGTGGGTGCAACAGATGTCGCAGCGGTTCCGGGAGCTGTCGCCGGAAACGAAGGCGCTTATCGGCCAGTGGGGCAAGTGGGCGATTGTGGCGAGCACCGTCGCCGGCGGTTTTCTGATCATCAGTTCGGCTGTGACGCGGGCTGGGCTTGCGATCGTATCGCTGTCAAAAAACATGACGGCGTTGATGGCGAATCCCGCGTTTCTCAAGCTGGCACTGATCGCGGCGGCTGTCGGCGGCGTCGCGTACGCCCTCTACAGTTTTTCGCAGGCGTCGCAAGCCAACACGAACAGCATCGCCCGTTCGGAAAACGATCTCGAAGTGATCCGCCAGCAAAACATGAGGCGTCAGCCGGTGACGCAATCGCAGTTCGAGCAGGCGTTTGCTGACCCGCGATTGCGGGAAGCGTACCTGCAAGCCCCGCCGGCTCAGAGGCAGGCGATTCTCGACGCGCAGATTCGGGCCACGCAGCGGCAGATTGCCGCGAATGCGCCGGCGGAGCAGGCTGCGCCCGTAAACGTGGCTAGAGCCCAGCGGATACCGCAGCCGGAAAACCCAATACTACAGACGAGCGAAAACGCATTCGTTCAAGCGCATAACTGGCTGCAGAGAGTGGCAAACTGGAATCCATTCGTCAGCGATGAGGCCAGGAACCGCTTTGACCGGCAACTGAACATCACCAGGCCGATGCAAACTCGCGACATGGCCGTCGACCAGGCCCGCGCCCCGATCGCTCGCGGGAACGAGTTGCGGGTGGCGCTTGCCACGCTTCAAGGCATCAAGGCGAACGGAATCCAGGGCGTCGCCGGCGGGCCGCAGCGTGACATGCTGTACTCGTCCAACTTCCAATCTCAGTTCATGGGCATAGAAGAGGCGTGGAAACGCATCCAGCAGGCGTCGGCCAGCGGCGGCAGCCTTGAAGCACAGTTGCTGCAAATCCAGCTGGACAATCTGCCGAACCTGAAGCACTTGTCGGCCATCGACACCAACACCGGCAACACAGTTACGGCTGTCCGGGATATTCGAGTCGGCACGGCATGACGACGCCAACCACCGGGCAGGGGGTTGGAGAGCGTCACAGTGGACTTTACACCGGAATCAGGCGGTCAAACGATCGACTGGAAGGAAATTATCGGCCCGGTTCGCTCCCCGCGAATTCGGCTCGAATGGGACCGCTCCAGCGCCGTTCGAACGGTCGACATCCCCTGGGACTACTCGGTAATGTTCGCGGAATACGTGATCGGCGACCACTACCAGCACACGGACGACACTAACGTCGTCGGTAGCGGATGGCACATCAAACGATCGTTGCCGTGGACGCTGAATTTTGACAACACGGACGAGCGCGAGCCGTTTCTGTACGCGACCTCGGTAGACATTGAAGGGCTCGGCGTGCCGGACGATTCGGTCTGCTACACCGGCGACGACAAAAACGCTCAAGCCCGCTACGCGAAAGCACGATGCACGGTCAATTTCGCGACGCGGACGTATCGAATCATCTCCGATTCCCAACTCGTCGGAGAAATGTCGAGCGAGGGATCGGGCTTTCCTGACGAGTCGTTTTGGAAACGCTACATCACGCGGCTTTGCCGGCCTCAAACGGAAGTGCAAACGGTCCAGATCGGCGGCCACGGCAACGCTTACTTTTACGCGGGGCTCTATTCTGGGAACGCGAACAACAAAGCTGAGGTGCCGATCGCGGCCGGCATCAACAAGCTTCTTTCGTCCGTCAATCTGTCGGTCACCTGGCATCAGATCCCGGAAGACGCCGTACCGAGCCGGGTATACAACCCGGACAATACCAATTTTGCGATCGATAATTGCCTGGGGCGTGTCAATGACAGAGAATTCAACGGGTTCAAGAAAGGCACGCTGCTTCTTCTCGCTGTCGAATTGAAGCCGATGATGTCGCCGTTCGGGCGACGGTTCTACGACATTACCTATATGTTCAAGTTCGCGCAGCGATCCAGCGAATTTGCCCTGCGTGGAGGGCAGGAGATTTACCCAGGCCACAACCATGTGTTTTTGCCGCCGATCAAGCGGGACAGCTATTCGTCCAACCCGCCGAACGATCCGCCGGAAGGCTGGTACGAGGCAGTCGCACAGCGGACGACGGCGCTCAACGCGCCGTGGACTAATTTCATCGTCATGGAAAAAGGCGTGAATATCTTTGATTTTGCTAACATGGCGAATCTGTTCCGACCCTCAAAATACGTTGTCTCGGTGCCGTAATGTCGCTCCATCCCTCCCTGCGCAATTTCGGCGAACGTCCGGGCGATCGAGTCTCGGCCGAGTGGGTGTCTCGCATCCAGGACGAGGTGACGGCCGCGCGGTCGATTTCGGCCGCGCCGCCTCTGGTCATCGAAGACGGCATCGGCGGCCCGCTCCTCTGGCTTGATCCGACGACCATCACGCTTCGGCGGGTTGTGCTGGACGAGGAACTTGTCGGCGGCTGGTACGCGGCTGGCGAGTTTTTGCTGTACGATGCGGCCGCGAAGACGATGACGCTGCGCGGCGATCCGGTGACGGTTTACGACTCGGCTCACGATGCCGGCGTCGTCGTCGCGACATCCGGGGCCACGGTCTACGTTTCGTGGCACGCGGACAGCGGCCGTTGGGAAGTGGTGACGTCTCAGCCTTCCGCCGGCGACTTTTTCCCGGCGTCGATCGCGGCGCGGCGGCGTGTCGGAAGCTCGACGAAGGTCTGGCAATACACCTGTGAACGGTTGGAATTCGACACGATGGCGGATTTGCCGTCGGAACCATCGGATTCCGCTCTCGGCGAATACAACACGGTCGAAATCAACAACCGGCGTGTTCAGCTCGGGACAATCGTTTGGCTGAAGCACGTTTTCGGCGACTCTCCGACGCTGTCGTTCGAGGTGACGACCGCTGGCAACGAAGCGGACGTATCGACGGCGTTCGAACTGTTCCTGGACGACGTGTCGAGTGGAACATTTACGCTGACGGTCGACGGCGACGAGACGTCGGCGATCGCGTCGGACGCCACGGCGGCGGACATCAAAACAGAACTGGAATCAGCAACCGGGCTGACGTTCACGTCGTTTTCTGGCAGCGGGACGCGGGCTGAGCCGTGGACGTTTTCGGAGACCGGTTCGTATGCGTCGCGAACGGTGGACAGCGATGCGGACGATTTGACGGGGACGAAGACCTATGCTTTTGAATACGACGGGGAGAAGTATTTCCCGGCCAAAATCACATCGTCGGAGCTGGTAGACGGAGTGCCGTCGCATTCCTGGGTCGAGATGTGCGCCACTGGTCCAAATGTCCCCCTGATTGTCAAATCGGGTGGTCGATCGGGCACGAAAGCGACGGTGACGGGAGCCGTCGGCTACAACGGGCGGCGGGTCAACGACGGAACAATCGTCAACATGACATCGGCCGACGACGAAGGAGACGGCGACGGCACGGTCACGATTACGCGAACGCAGAACGGCAACGGCAGCGACACGCCGACGATCTGGGAGGTCGTCATCAACGCCAGCGAGGGCACGTACACACTCGCGATGGACGGCGGCACGGAGACGAGCGAACTCGACTACACGGCTGGGACGTCGGCGGTTGACGCGGCGATTGAGGCGGCGTCCGGCGAGACGGTGTCGATGACCGGCGACGGACTCCCAGGCGATCCGTGGATTATCACCGTCACCAGTGATTTTGCGTCTCATACGCTGGCCGTCGTGACGAATAACCTGGTGGGGGCGGCGTTTTTCTTTGACGATGCGGCCGGGACTGATTATTATTGGACTAGCCTGAAAACGTCGGACTATTCGGCGAGCGTGTGGGAAGCGATCCCGGTTCAACCCGGCGACCCGCATCCAGTCATCACTCTGCCGTCATTCGCAGACTCGGCGATAAATGACCGAGTTTTGATTGCGGTTCGGTGGGATTTTACGGCCGGTGTCGGAGTCAAGGTCGAGCCGTACAGCGGTGATCGCATCAATGGTAGCCTCGACACCGGGTTTCAGCTTCTACTCGACGCATCGGAGGTAAGAAGCACCGTCGGCGCGTCGAGCGGCGGTTCGTGGGAGTTTCGCCGCAGCAACAGTCTTGATGAGGGCTGGGTCTGCACACGGCATCTCCAGTACACTTGAGGGATGTCATGTTCCAACTTAATTGGTTCGACCTGATAATGATGGTGGGGGCGTCATTCATTTTTGGCGGCCTGACGCTGGGAATCGCAATCGGGCGATTTCTCGCGAAAGCACGCCATCGCCGAGAATTTTGGGAAGAACTCGGCTAACGCCCCTCCCCCGCCAGTAGCCTCCCCCAAGTCGAGTTGAACAACCCCACCAACGGGGTAGACTCGACAGGCATGCCAACTTACGCGAAACAATGGTCCCTCGACCTATCGACGCTGTCCGACCAGTCCGCGCTCGGAACCGTGGGCGAGGCGAGCACGTTCAATTTCACGCAATCCGGGGCGACGACCGACGTCACAAACTGGACGCTCAAGGCGACCTTATCCACGTCGATCGGCGAAAGGCCGGTCAAGTCGTGGACGGATTTGTCGTTTTCCAACAAAACATCCGGCGGCGCGTTCAGGTTGTCTACCGCGGCGTCTGACACGCAAGCCCTCGCCTCGCGCTCGTGGCTGCTTGAAATCCGTCGTGTCGACGTTGGCTCTGAAGCCGTGTTGTCGCGGGTTTCGTGGACGCTGAACGACAGCGCGTCGTTCGACGAGGTGCCGGTTGCCAGCTCGACTGTTCTGTCTCTGTCTCGAGGCGGCACGGAAGCCAATTTGTCGGCGACCGGGCCAGGTGTCGTGACGCAGACGGCCATCGGCGGGGCGTTGTCCATCACGCCCTACGCTTCGCTGCCGACGCTTTCCGGCGCCGTCCCCACGTCCCGCACACTGACGATCAACGGCACGACCTACGACCTGTCGGCGAATCGGTCGTGGACGCTGGATTACGACGACGTCGGCGCTGATCCGGCCGGTTCGGCGTCGGCTGTTGCGTCCTCCCTTTCCTCGCACACCGGCAACACGAGCAACCCGCACAGCGTCACAAAGTCGCAGGTCGGCCTCGGCAACGTCGACAACACAAGCGACGCGGACAAGCCGGTGAGTACGGCGACGCAAACGGCGTTGGATGCGAAGCTTAGCCTCGCCGGCGGCACGATGACAGGCAACGTCGCCTTTAGCGGAAGCTCCGTCATCACCGACGGCACGTACGCCTCCATCGATCCATATAACCGGCAACTAATTGCCGCCGATGGCACCGTTTACGTCACGTACACCGGCGGAACCATCAAGTGCTGGACAGACATCGTTATGGAGAATGTCTCGATCCAAATGAAGGACGGCGGCGTTATTTATATGCCGACCGGGTCGAGAATCTGGTGCGATGGAGGTGGAGCCATCCACGCTAGCGAGAATAACGTCAGCATCGATCCGAACAATCGCAGTCTCAACGGCCCCTCCGGCGGGGTCAGTCTCGATTGGGAAAACGACGGGTATATCATCCCAACAGCTCCGACCAGCGACCCAAGCGACGCCGGTGCGATGTGGAAAAGCAACGGCTTTTTCGTCGTCAGCGAAGGCAACCCGTTTCCCATCGGCGCTGCGATTGGCGGAACGGGGAGGACGTCGGCCACCGCCTACGCGGTCGTCTGTGGGGGCACGACATCAACCGGGGAGCAGCAATCCGTCGCCAGTGTCGGGACAGCCGGGCAAGTTCTGACGAGCAACGGGGCCGGGGCGTTGCCGACGTTTCAGGACGTCTCCGCCGGCGCTCGAAATCTCTGGATTCCAGCCGCTGCGATGATTCCCCGCGTCACCAACGGGCCTGGTGTCAACGCAAGCGAAGGCGGCTCGAACCGGGCCAATTACGACACGCTTGATTTTGATACGACCACGCAGGAATACGCCCAGTTCATGCTCGCCATGCCGTCGAATTACTCCGGCGGCACGGTAACGGCTCGGTTTTTCTGGACCGCCGACAGCGGGAGCGGAACGGTTCAATTTCAGCTTGCCGGCCGGGCTCTGGCCGATGACGACGCGATTGACACGGCTCGCGGAACTGCGGTCGGTGTGAGCGATACGCTCATCACTGCGGGCGACCTGCATCGCACGGCGGCGACGTCCGCGATCACGATCACCGGCAGTCCGGCGGCAAACGCTCTTGTCCTGTTCGAGGTGTCCAGAGACGTGGCCAGCGACAATCTCGGCGTTGACGCTCGGCTTCTCGGGGTGGAGGTGTCGTTCTGATGCTCACGCGACGCCAACGACATTTGAACCCGGCATCCTGCGGCGCAGTCATTGCGCTCGACGCCCGCTTCCTCACCGGCTTCGCGGACGGTGATGCTGTGGAAACGTGGACGGGGAGGTCGGGCACGTCGAATAACGCTACGCAATCGTCGGCCGGCAACAAGCCGACGTTCAAAGCGGCTGTCCTTAACGGACAGGCAACGGTGAGATTCGGATCGAATCAATACATGGAGATCGCGTCTATCTCATCAATCGTGCCAAGCGCGGCGACCGTCGTCATGGCCTATTACTCTCCGGACGCTAGTCGATTCTTACTCTCGACGAACATTGCGGATTCGTGGGATCGTTATTTCGGGGACGGATATTCGTACCCGTCCGTCTGCCATGATTCCTCGGGCCACAAACGGCAACAACAGTACGACCAGGTAGCTTCAAGCGTGACGGAAATTCAGTCTCAGGTAATCAGCTCGACGTTTCAACTGTTCCGTAACGGCGTGGCGTCGTCGCTGAACGCGAATCCTTACGGATTCGTCGATTCGGTCGCAACGCTCGGCCGTGGTTCGGGAGGCTTCAACGCCGCTCTGGATTTTGGCGCGTGCATCGTTGTTCCGTCTGCCGTATCCGCCGCCGTCCGCAAGCGACTCGAACAATCGCTGGCCGCGTCGTTCAGAATCGCCGCGGCGTGATGTGGTGATGATTCGAAGACGGAAGGGGACACAATGACGATTTGGTGGCTGGGAATTTTGGCAATCTACGGTCTCGTGACCGGCTGGGATTTTTCGCCGCTGATGTGGTGGTTGTTGGTTCCGATGCTGATTCAGGACGCTTACGACGTCAACAGGAAGAAAGGGTAGTGGGATGGAGACCATGGAAATCGCGGCCCGCTATGGGCTGCCCACCCTGCTTCTGGCCGGGTTCGCCATTGCAGCCTGGAAAGCCGCCGCTGCCGCGTGGCGAGACATTGTGCTCCCGTCGCGAGACCGCGCGTTTCAGTTCCTCGACAAGGTCGAGCGAAATGTGGACACGTTTTCGGACAACCTGGAAAAACAGACGCGGTCGCTCGAAGCGATCGAAAGGACCGGGGCGAGCACCGCCGCCAATATCGCCGAACTGAAACGAACGTGCGAGTTGCGTGGCCTCGGATGCGGCACGGAACCGGGGGATGCTGGCTGATGGACCAAATCAAAACCTACCTGACCGCAGCCGGCATCGCCCTGGCGCTGCTGCTCGGCGGATGGAGCACGTGGCGAACACTGCCGGACTCAACCCCGCCCGCACCGCCCGAACCGAAGCCGCTTGTCGAACCGACTGACGACCGGCCGCTCATCGTCGCGGACAAGGTCGTGATTCCGGATCGGGGCATGATTCGCGTGCCGCTGAAGACGATCGGCGCGGTTCGAGTCGTGGAGTATCCCGGCAACTCCAAGCATCTTCAGGTCGAGCAATTCGGCAACGACGTCCTACTGTCTCGCCGATCGCAGGTTGCGGAGAATTGCTACCTGGGATTGCAATGCGAGCACAAGGGCGTTGGCCCGGTCATTTGGATCCTGGCGGATATGGGGCTGGCTCCGCTGCCTCCGCCGACGCCCGAGCCGCCAGAACCAAAGCCGCCGACCCCGCCGAAACCGCCCGAACCAAAACCAGACGTCATCCCCAGCGATGGGCCGCGAGTGCTGATCGTGTTCGAGAGAACTCCCACCGGCGCGAAGCTGACGCCGAGCCAGGTGTCGGAGCTCGGATCGGCGGCGATGGAAACTTACCTCAACGCAACGTGCGTCAAGGAGAACGGCTGGCCGGCATGGCGGATGTATGACCCGGACATTCAGGGGCTCGAAAACGCGCCGCCATGGTGGCAAGATGCGATGAAGATCAAGGCCGACGTGCTACCGCGGCTCATTGTCACCGACGGCAAGAACAGCTTCGCGGGGCCGCTGCCTGACGGCGGGAAAATTCTCGACACGATCAAGGGGGTTTTCCAGCGATGAGTGACATGGACCCGAAATGGATCATTGACGACACGACGCCGATCGAGTCGCAGGCCATCAACGGACTCGGGCACGGCTACGTCGAGCGTGACGTCGCCGTCCAGCCTGCCTACGGGGCGTCGCCGTCGCTGCTCAAGACCTACGACGTCGACACGTGGCCGGAGCTGCTCGCCGAGCAAGAGGCGAAGCAGTCAAGCCTTTGGCACATCCGAAACCGCCGCGGGCCGAACGGCGGGCCGATTCCGTACCTCGACCAAGGACGCTACGGCTACTGCTGGGCCCATTCGGCGGTTCACGCCCTGATGCTTCAGCGGGCGGTCGCGAATCAGCCTTACGTCCCTTTGTCGGCATTTTCCGTCGCTGGGCCGATCAAAAATGGCCGCAATGAGGGCGCGTGGGCGGCGCTGGCGTTCGACCGCATGATGACGCATGGCGTCGCCCCTCAATCGCTCTGGCCGCAGGGGAACGCGAGTCCGTCGCTGTGGACTCCGTCGACGGCGATCGAGGCCGCCAAGAACCGCATTTCTGAAGGATGGTGGGACGCCGGCAAGCACCCTGGCCTACGCAATCTGTCGATCGAACAGGTTTTCACGCTGCTCATCGACAACGTGCCGACGCCCGTTGAATTCAACTGGTGGACCCATTCCGTGCTCGGCCTGCGATTCGTCGACACCAAGCGAACCGCGAACAAACGGGACATCCACAACCGCTATGCCCTGGACATCCTGAACTCTTGGGTGAATTACGGAGACAACGGAGTGGGCCGGATCACCGGCCAGAGGATGCGCCCTGATTCGGCGGTCGCGTTGACCGTCGCGTTCGCGGCGTGATTTCACGGAGATTACAATGCGTCGATTGGCTCTTGTCGTGGCCGTTCTTCTGGCGCTGGCGTCTGTCGCCGAAGCCGGCTTGTTCTGTCGCCTGTTCCGCCGCGGCGGGCGTTGCGGCTCGGCTCGGCGGTCCGTCAGCTACGCTCCGGCGTCCGTCTCGCCCGCGGCGGCGTCGTCCGTGCGGGTTGCTCCGCCCTCGATTCGCCCGACCGCAAATCAACCGGCGCCAGCCGCCGTCCGCATGAACTGCGTCAACGGTCAATGCACGATCGTCCGCTAGACCCTGCGGCATGGATGCCGCACTTTTTTGGAGACCGCAATGAAACCAGGCATCAAAACCACCGAATTCTGGCTCAGCTTGATCGGCAACGTCCTTGCCTTCGCCGTCGCTCTCGGCGTCGTGTCCAGCGCGGACAAGGCGACTCTCGAAGGAGCGCTCACAACCATTGTGACGTCGGCCATCGCCCTCGTCGGCGCGGTGACGATTGTCGTGACCTACGTTCGCGGGCGAATCGCAGCCAAATCCCAGGCCGAAGCCGCTCCGATGCCGATGATGGCGACGGGCGACATGGCGATGGCTGGCGTCATCCCCCAAGACGTCGAGCAAGAGGCCCGCGCGGCCGGGATGCCGATTTTCATGGTCCTCATGCTGCTCATTCGTTACCGCGACGACATCGCGAAGGTTCTCGAATTCATCCGGCAATGGCGGCGGTGAATCCCATGCCTGACTGGACCAGTTTTCCCGACGAAATCGACCGCTCCGCTCTCGGCATCGTGCCCTGCAAATGCGGCCGTGAATTCCTCAGCGACGGCGTCTTTCTGACGTGCTGGCGATGCCGGCTCAGCGACGAAGACCGCTCGGGCTGCGGGCGGTTTCGCGAAGGAAATCCGCGATGGCGCGGGGCCGGCGCGATGGAAGACGTCCAAGAAACGAAATACGGTCTCGACCGATAGTAGGGGGCATCGATGCCGCGAAAGAAGCCCGTCGAGACGATTAATAATCTCGTCGTCATCAGTGACACACATTTCGGCTGCCGCGTCGCACTCTGCCCGCCCGAAGGCGTCGAACTGGACGACGGCGGCCAATACAAGCCGTCCGCTCTCCAACTCAAGCTTTGGGCGTTCTGGCGGCATTTTTGGGACGAGTTTGTTCCCGAGGCGACTCGCGGCGAGCCGTTCGCCGTCTTGCACAACGGAGACGCGATCGACGGCGTACATCACGGCTCAACAACGCAAATCAGCAACAACCTCGAAGACCAGGGCAATCTCGCGGTGAGCGTGCTCAAGCCGGTCGTCGCGGCGTGTGACGGGCGGTACTATCACATTCGCGGCACCGAGGCCCACGTCGGCAAGTCGGCCGTCGAAGAGGAACGGGTCGCGAAACGGCTCGGGGCGATTCCGAACGAACTCGGACAGCACGCCAGGTACGACCTGTGGAAGATGGTTGGCCCGAAGCTGATTCACGCGCTCCACCACGTCGGCACGACCGGCAGCGCGGCCTACGAAGCGACGGCAGTCCACAAGGAACTGACGGAATCGTTCGTCGAGGCGGCGCGATGGGGGCAACGGCCGCCCGATTGTATCGTCCGTTCCCATCGTCATCGGCACATCGAAATCACTTGCGCGACCGGTCAGGCCGACGGCAACATCGGCCGGGCTCTGGCGGTCGTGACGCCGGCCTGGCAGGGCAAGACACCGTTTGCGTGGAAAATTCCCGGCGCCCGTCTGGCGACCCCGCAATTCGGCGGGATCGTTCTGCGATACGCGCATGGGGAATTGTTCTGTCGTTCTTTCGTTCAAACCGTGGCCCGGAGTGCTGTCGCATGAAGCTGGAATCAATCACCATCGACGAACTGCTCGCCGAACTCGGCCAGGACGCGACGCCAACCGAAGGTTTTCTGACGACGCCCGAGCTTGCGGCGGCGTGGAATGTCTCGATCGAGCGTGTCCGAAAAATCCTTCGACTGGCGCAAGCAGCCGGCCGGATGCATCACCGCCGCGAGCCTCGCCAGGCGATCACGGGGAGAATGCAGCCGGTCGACGTGTACCGAATCACGCCGGCCGCGAAGAAGGGCAAGAAATGATCGACCTTCCCGACATGCCGATCTGGTTCGGCGTTGCGAAAAGCGTGCGGTATGACCGATGGGGCGTGGCGATTTGGAGGCCGAACAATGCAAACCCTCTACGACTTCCGGCGGTGCGGCGTCGACTTCCGGCCATACTTCGCGCTGACGAAAAACAACGGGCGGAAAGCCCTGTTCGATAGTCGCGTGATTTGGGCGTCGAAATTCGTGCTCGAACTGTGGGACGATCGCCGGGATCGTGAAGCGTGGCGACGGTTCGCGGAGAACGTCGAGGTCGTGCAGATTACATCGATTCGCAAGGATTGGCCGCTGGGGTTGTGAGGTACTACCACCGATGACCGACTGGAATTACAGGATTGATGGCTCTGGCCCTGCTCGCGGCGCTGGTGTGGGATGTGACGCGGAACCGTTCGTCGTGGGTCAGACGGTTTACTGGCTCGCGGCGACAGATCTCGTCTGCGTGCGATTGTATTCGGCGGTCGTCGTTGATGTGCGTCGCACCAACGGAATCCTCGGCAGCGGTTGGAACATCCAACTCGACACCGGCGGCGTGTTCTATCTGCACGGCGGCCATAACGACACGCTAAGGCTTTTCGCCAGCATCGACGCCGCATTCGCTCATGGCCTTGCTTTGATCGCCGAGCAGCGCGCCCGCATCGACCGCCGCGAAGCGTCGCTCCGAGAGAGTTACGCCGACTTCAAGGAGGCTCAAGCGTGACGTCGATTCGGCAGCAATGTGAGGGACCACCGATGACCGACTGGCATTACAAGATCGATCCTGGCGGAGGCGTGACGATTCGCGATCTCGACCGTCCAGACAACCCCATCACACTTGACCGCGACGTGACGCTGTGGCTCTACCGGCAGCTATCCACCCATCCGACCGTCCTTGCAGACAATGCCGCCGAGCGGTTGCGGTGTTCGGTCGCGATCGGTGCGCGCGGTGCGAAGCCCGCCGGCAGCGACAACTACACCCGCTGCGGAACGTGCCCGAGGTGCGGCGCGGTGATGGACCGAGACAGCGATGAGGTGGTGAAATGCTGATCGTGCTCGTTTTCCTGGCCGGTGTCGCGGTCGGAGTTGTCGCGTTGGCCCTGTGGCAGTCGTCAACGACTCCGAAGCCGGAAGCCGAATGCTGGTTGTGCTGGGGGACGCGCGAATTCTGCGGCGAGCCGTGCAAGGAGTGTCGACCGGAGGTCTAACCATGGACCATTGGCAGGAAGCCCACGTCGAAATGGCCGCGATCGTCGACCGGATTCCCGATCGGCACGCCCTCAAATTGCATCTCGCCCGACTGCTCGAACGGCTCGAACAGCGGGTCGCGCTCGACGACTTCCGCCGTCCTCCCCGTGATTTGTGCCGGACCTGCGGCCAGGGGGTTGAGCCATGAACGCATGGGCGATCGTCCTGGCTCTTAGTATCTCCCCGCCTGTCATGCCACCCGACGCGGCGGATGCGGTCGTCGAACTGTGGGTCATGGGCGACGGCCCGCTCCCCGAAACCTTCCCGCCCGGCGTCGGCCATGCTGTCGAGCGATTCTGGCAACGACACGAACTCTGGCTCTCGGCCGTGGACAAGGACCACTGGTCAGACACGCGGATCAGGCAAGAGATTCTCTGGTGTCGTGCGGCAATCGATCGCGTGGCCGGCTTGCCGGAACTCGACGACGTTGGCTACTTGCCGTTCGCGTGGCAAGCGGAGGCGGGGCTGGTGCTCTGCGATCAACGGCTCCGGGAACTGGCCGCGATCCGCGAATACGCGATTGTGACGGACCAGGTCGACGACGAGATCGGTCGGGTGTCGCGGCTGCGGCTGTATTGGTCGGCGGTCAAGACGGCTCGCTGGCCGGGGAATTCGGCGGAGTGCAAGCGGGAGGCGTTGGCGACGGCTCGGCGGCTGGTGGGGGATCAGGCGTGGTTCGCGTGTCAGTGGCCGGGGGTGTGGCCATAGGAGCTATAAAGAGTACATGCCGTCTTTGATCCGGTGCAGTCCGTCCTCGCCACGGACGACGACGCACTCGTGCCGCCGTCCGTCGAAGTCGACGCCGGCACCGTAGGAATTTTCGAGGCGACCATGGATTTCACCTGCCCGCGTTGCGGCAGTCACTTTTTCGGCCGCGACACGGCTGAGACCGACGGCGGCGAAATCGTCGTGCTAGACACGGTGCGCTGTCACGGCGACGGTTGCCGCTGGCGCGGGGTGTGGAATGATCCCCTCGAAGAAAAGGCCCGCCGCCCCGTTTGCGTGCCGGGTGCAAGTCCGGCCGCGCTCGACGTTGGCGTGCGTCTGGCCGAATTGTCCCAATTATTGAAACCGGGCTGGTATAACGGCCAAGGCCGCGCCATCGACTCGAACGGATTGACTTGGTTGATGTTGGCAATCGAAGGTCACTATGACCATGATCTTCGTCTCCCGTTCCTCTACCCTACTCCGGAAGGTATGGTCCGCGCGGAATGGTCTTTGGACGACTTTGACATTTCACTCGAAATCGACGTTGAGAAGAAGATCGGTGAGTGGCACGTACTCGAACTTGCCACTGATGACGATCATAGCGAGACCATACTACTTTCCGATGACGGTAATTGGAAGACGGTTTCGGATAAACTTCGCCGATTTGGGGCGACACAATGACCGGCGCAACTCTCTTGCTACGCCAGATTCACCCATCGTTCGTTCAAGCGGGAAACGTCACTTCACAGGCATTCCGACCCACGCCGAAAGATCAGAAGCTCCTGTCGGCATACGACGGCGACTCTGTCGACCCACAATCGGCATGGCGCCATTACACCACCGTCTGGAAGCTCGACTCGGTCGGAGTTATGGCATTGACCTGCGACGAATGCGCGTGCGAGAAACTGCCGTCTCGTCCTGATCCGCAGAGCGACTGCCCAGAGCATGGAACGAAGGCCGGCGCCGTCCTCGAAGTCCTCCTTCTGGCCGAAGAGGTGGTTGTGGCGGGTGTCGCGCGGCGCGATCCGCAACGCTGGTCTACGCAATTTAGCGCCGCCAAGCGAATTCGAGCCAAACATTCGCTCCACTAGAGAGGAGCGCCACAGTTCAGTGTCTGCTCCGTCCTCTCTGTCTGCTCTGTTGCACAAGCCGCGGATCTCGTTGACGGCCAGGCTCCGGGCCGTAGCCTCGTCGCCGCCCGGAACACATCCAAGAAAGGCTACGAAAACATGCCGAAAAACAAAGGGAAATACTGCAATGCCTAGCCTGGGGGCATGCTAGTGTGGGCCATTACGCACGAACAGCGCGAGTCTGTTCGTCCATGCGAATCATAGCCGTCCCGTTGTCGTACTCTTTGAGCCAACCGAAATGGCTCTTTCCGCCGACCGTGTCCCAATAAACGAGGCTACCAAGTGGCAATCCTGGTCGCAGCGGCACTGCATCGGCTGGATGGCTAATTGTTTCTTGACTCGACCATCCTAATTGAGTGGATTTCCATGCGTCGGCCGCGCTGGCCGATGAAAATCCCTGATAGTTTGAGTACGACAATTCGCCCGTCGAAGGGTGGTAGCCGCCGACAGAGAACAACAGCACTCGCTTCATCTCAATCCCCTTGCGGCGTAGCCGCGTTAAGCCCGAGCGGCACGTCCGCTCGCCGACGCTCCCCCGATTGGTGACCCGGTCGGGGGGGGCCGGTTTTGCTTTTCAGTTCCGAGCCGCTCGCAGCTTCAGGACGGCTTCAGCTTCGACACGATCTCCCGGCCCCCCCCGACCGGGTCACCCTCCTCGACCCTCAGGGCGACGCCGATACGATCCGCCGCTGAGACGTAGTAGTTGCCGTGGCCGT